ATGAAACAATCCTTCAACAGATCCGGACACCTTTAGCAACCGCTTTATCAGTTGTCGCAGGAAATGTTTATTCATTTGTTCCTGAAACAGTAATTCCACCAGCTGTGGTGGTTGTGCCTGATTCACCATACTTGGAATTCGAAACAATCAGCAAAACCAATGTAAGAGCCAAAATCAATTTTACCATTTCAGTTGCAGTTGCATATAACAGCAACCCAGCATCGCTCGACAATATCGAGCAATTAATCATAAGTGTTCTGGCAGTTATTCCGGTTGGATACATTGTCAGCTCGGTTGAAAGACCGACAGTTACTCAAGTTGGTGCATCAACGCTGCTAATCGCAGATGTTCGAGTATCTACCTACTACACGCAAACAATATAAGGAGAAATCATGGCAACAGTCGTAATTACCGGTCGTGATGTTGGTTTATCTTTCACAGGTGGAACAGATATTCAAGCACAGGCGACAAACGCAGTTCTAACCAAGGTCAATGAGCGTCAGGTTTATCAGACCATGGAAGGCGAGGCTTACAAGACCACAAACATTTCAGGAACATTCCAGTTGGACATGTTGGCTGACTGGGGCAAGGCAAACTCAGTTTGCGAGGCTCTATGGACAGCTGCTGAAAGTGCACCAGATACAGACATCAGCATGACACTTACAGCTGCATCAGGAGCACAATTTGTGTTTCCAGTAAAGCCAGAGTTTCCAACCGCTGGTGGTTCAGGTGTTGATGCTCAGACAGTATCATTCACTTTCACAGTATCTAAGGGCGCAGTAACCGAAACCTTTAGTTAAAAAATAAAACGGGAGCAAACAAATGAAATTACCAATTACAATTGAATATAACTCAGGCGACCAAGCAACATACATTGCACAACCGCCTGAGTTTGCGAAATGGGAGAAACAGACGGGAAACATAATTGGTCAAATATCTGAGAAGTTGGGTATTTGGGATCTTATGTTTTTGGCTTATCATGCACATAAGCGGGAACTTGGTGGATCACAACCCGTCAAATCAATGGATATCTGGATGGAAACTGTCGCTGATGTAATAGTCGGTGATGCAGACCCAAAAGTCATCCAGAAGGAAGCCTAAATCGATTATTGGTTGAGTTAGCGATAAGCACTCAAATACCAATGAGCGAATGGGTTGAAGCAGAGGACATTTTAACAGCGATCGAGATATTGGAGCGAAGGAATGGCAAATGAAACAATCGCCTACAACAAATCCGATCTGCGTGATATTTACAAGGCTTTCAAACTTATGGACGACCAAGCAACAGAGGAAGCAAGAACTCAATCTGCTGCTTTGGCGTATTTTGCATCAGAGGAAATTAAGTCAGCAGCTAGAGGCAGAGAAAAATCGGGCAAGGTTGCGCAAAGAGTTGCGGACGGAGTTAGCATCTCAAAGTCAAGCAAAATTGGTGAATTCCGTTATGGATTCGCAAGACAAAAGTTTTCAGGTGGTGCTACTACGCAAACCCTATGGGGTGGCGTTGAGTTTGGTTCAAATAAATTCAAACAGTTTCCTAGTTATTCGGGACGGCAAGGTCGTGGATCTCGAGGATGGTTCATTTATCCAACCCTTCGCAGAATTCAGCCTGAATTGATTAACAAGTGGGAAGCAAGTTTTAATCGCATTATTAAGGAATGGGTCTAATGGCAACGGGTAATCGCACATTAAAGTTATCAATCCTTGCCGATGTTGATGACTTAAAAAAGAAGTTAGGCGAAGCCGACAAGGCGGTTGAAACCAATGCCAGCAAGATTGCAGAATTTGGAAAAAAGGCTGCTGCTGCTTTTGCGGTTGCTGCTGCAGCTGCTGCTGCGTATGGGGTCAAATTAGCCGTTGATGGGGTCAAATCAGCCATCGAGGATGAGCAGGCACAGTTAAGGTTGGCTGCTGCCCTAAAGAGTGCCACAGGGGCTACAAATGCCCAAATAAAGGCAACTGAGGATTACATAACACAAACACAATTAGCCACAGGTATAACCGACAATGAATTAAGAGCATCATTCCAGAGATTGTCTGTTTCAACTAAGGATGTAACCCAATCTCAAAAACTGCTTACTCTTGCAATTGATGTATCAAAGGGAACTGGAAAAGAGCTTGGCACAGTTGTGGAGGCATTATCAAAAGCCTACGAAGGACAAGATACGAGACTTGCTAGATTAGGAATTGGTTTGAGCCAAGCCGACTTAAAGGCAATGGACTTTACCGAAACTACAAAGGCATTGACCAATCTTTATGGTGGCGCAGCAGCTGCAAACGCTGAAACATTTCAAGGCAGAATTGATCGATTAAAGCAAGCCTTTGCCGAAGCGCAAGAGGAAATTGGTTATCGATTACTTCCATTTGTTGAAAAATTTGTTGATCTTATTGTTAATCAGGTAGTTCCTAAATTACAAGAGTTTGCTGCATACTTTGATCCAATCAAGCAAGCCATCAAAGATAACCAAGAAGCATTTGATGCATTTGGTCGATTCATAACTGATGTCATTATTCCTGTTTTAGTTACTGGCTTAGGAGCAGCCTTAAAGACTATTGGAGTTATTGCAGGTGGAATTGTTGATATTATTGGCAAAGTTATATCTGCAATTCAAAAGGCTGTTGATAACGCTATTTCAGGAATTAATAGATTAATTAGTGCTTACAATGCAATTCCTGTTTTGCCAAACATTAGCCAAGTAGGCGCAAGTTCAGGAGTATCAACTGCTGCATCATCAGGTGCAAGCGCAGCTGCTCAAACTGCCACAGCTGCTCAATTGGCATCAGGAGCAGCAAGGGCTGGCACGACAGTAAATAACATTACTGTTCAAGCCGTAGATTCTGAAGGTGCTGCAAGAGCAGTTGCAAAGGTAATAAATCAAAGTTCATCAAGATCAGTTCCACAGCTCTATAACAGCGGCATCACCAGAGCAAGATAATGTCAGTCTTTACGCCTGAATATAAGTTAAGCATCAATGGTGTGGAATACACGGATGTGGCGATTTCTGATATAGCCCATCAGGCAGGTCGTGAGGATATTTATGCCCAACCAACTCCATCTTATATTCAAATCACATTGGTGGCTTTGAACAATGAAAACTATAATTTGCAAATCAATGATGGAATAGCCTTACAAGTGAAAGATAGCACCAATGCGTTCAAGACTTTATTTGGTGGCAATATTACAGACATCACCACCGAGGTTGCATCAGCTAGTAGCGTTGCCGAAACCTTTACTTATACAATCCTTGCTTTAGGTTCATTGGCTAAATTGCCAAAGGTTATCTATGACGGCACATTGGCTCGAAATGATGATGGTGACCAGATTTTTGAATTGCTATCCGATTTATTCTTAAACAACTGGAATGAAGTGCCAGCAGCTGAAACATGGGCAGGATATGACCCAACAATTACTTGGGCAAATGCTGAAAATTTAGGACTTGGGGAAATTGATCGTCCGGGGCAATTTGATATTAGGGCAAGATCAGCAGAGCCAGATACGGTCTATAACATTGCAAGCCTTATTGCTCAAAGTGCATTTGGTGTTTTGTATGAGGACAATCAAGGACGGATTGGTTATGCGGATGCTATTCACCGGCAGAATTATCTTGCCAATAATGGCTATACAGACATTTCAGCAAACACAGCCTTTGGAGCAGGATTAAAGGTTTTGACGAGGGGCGCAGATGTTCGCAATGATGTTGTGGTCAAATTTGGTTCAAACTTTGGTTCAGAGCGAACTGCATTGGATGCCACAAGTATTGAATTGTTTGGTTTTAGGGGCGAATCATTAAATACAGTTTTGCACGATGGTAATGATGCTCAAGATGTAGCTGATCGCTTTATTTCCCTTAGATCATATCCGAGAGCCTTATTTGACAGCATTACATTTCCATTGACCAACTCAGCAATTGATGATGCAGACCGAGATGCCTTGTTGGGCATTTTTGTGGGTCAGCCAATGCGAATAACAGACTTGCCTGTCCAGATAGCCCCAACTCAACAGTTTGAGGGTTATGTTGAAGGCTGGCGTTGGAGCACTAGATTCAACGAATTATTTTTAACCATAAATCTGAGCCCGATCGAATTCTCTCAGATCGCAGTTGAATGGGAACAAGTATCAGCCTCAGAGGCATGGAACACTTTATCCGCTATACTAACATGGGAAAATGCGATTGGAGCAGTAGCCTAATATGGCAAACACTACGAACTATAATTGGGAAACACCGGACGACACCGATCTGGTTAAGGATGGCGCAGCTGCTATCCGCACGCTTGGTTCATCTATTGATACAACAACAAAAAATTTAAATCCTGAAACAACCACAGGTGATATTTCTTATCGATCAGCAACTGCAAATGTAAATACAAGATTGGCTTTAGGAACAGCCGGTCAAGTATTAAAAGTTAATTCGGGCGCAACTGCTCCAGAATGGGCAACAGACGCATCAGGTATGACTAACCCAATGACAACTACTGGCGATACTATTTATTCTTCAAGTGGATCAACACCAGCAAGACTTGGAATTGGTAGCACTGGGCAGGTGCTTACAGTCGCTGGCGGTGTGCCAAGTTGGGCTACTGCCTCTAGCGGTGGAATGACTTTATTATCTACTACTACTTTATCTGGTGCAACCACCACTATTTCTAGTATTAGTGGAAGTTATACAGATTTGCTTATAGTTGTAAATGATGTGGTATGTAGTGGAGGTTTTGAATTTAGAGTAAAAATTAATTCTGCAACCAATAAAATATATGGAACAATAAGCACTTTAAGTTCAGGTGGTTCTGGTGGCACTAATATGGGCGGAACGGAACAATTAAAATTAACTGGTTCAGCGGCTGCTAATGATGTTTTTGTGGGTAGTTTATACATTACGCAATACGCTTCAACTACTTACAAAAAAACATTTATAGGAAGTTTTGTGAGTTTTGATAGCCCTAGTTATGTAAACAATTTGTCGGGTGCAACATTTTGGGATACAGCAGCAATTTCAAGTTTAACATTTTCGCCAAATACAGGCACTTTTTCAAGCGGCACAGTTCTAATTTACGGAGTTAAATAATGAGCAAACCAATAATCAGAATCCATAATGTAGAAACAGATGAAATCGTTGACCGAGAAATGAACGATGCTGAATTTACTAAATATCAGGCGGAGCAAGAATTAGAAGCGCAACGCCAAACCGAAGCCGAAGCAAAGGCTCAGGCTAAGGCTGAATTACTTGAGCGTTTAGGCATAACTGCCGATGAGGCTAAATTACTCTTAGCATAATCTTGAGGAATTGTGCCGATGAAACCCTACCTATCTAAAGCAGCTGTGCAACTGCGTGAGCAGATTGATGACAGTTTTGCCGATAGATCTAGGAAATCGGATGGTTGGATTTCAGACGCTAGGCATCAAAAAGTAAAATCGGATCACAACGCCTTGCCTTCCGGTGAGGTTTGTGCCATTGACATTACAGCTGATTTAGGTAAAGCCGAGGGCATATCTGCTTACCTTGCCGATCAAATTCGACTTGCTGGCAAAACAGATAAACGAATCAAATATGTAATACATAATCATCATATTGCCAGCAAACTCTTAAATTGGCGTTGGCGTAAATACAAGGGCATTAATCCACACACCAAACATATTCATATTTCATTTCATCCGAAACAAACTGGAGAGTTCTTTAACATCCCACTACTAGGAGGCAAAGCATGAAACTATCAAACAAACACAAGGCAGCAATTAAGTCATATTTAAGAGCTGTGGCTGCTTCCGGCATAACTGTCTTGTTGGCAATTGTTGCTGACATTAGACCAGAGTTTGCAATTCTTGCTGGTGCATTGGTTGCACCTATTGTCAAGGCATTAGATCCTAATTCTGGCAACGAAGCTGATTATGGACTTAATGCGAAATGACAGCCAACGAATGGGTTGGTATAGCCGTTGGCGTATCCGCCGTATCAACAAGTTTATTGCTGGGTCTGCGCTGGGTTATTAAATCCTATTTACAAGAATTGAAGCCAAATGCTGGCAGCTCGATCAAAGACCAAATTTCCAGATTAGAAACTCAAAGTTTGCATTTGCAACAGCGTGTCGATGATCTGTTTGTCTTAATCAGTAAGCGATAATTTTAATTATGGCGAACACTCGAAAACCTATCAAACGCAAAAAGATCAATCGTCGTGTCGTTCGCCAAACTCCTGAGCCATTAAGCAAGATCGATCAGCATTACTTGGCTCTGCACGAATGCTACAAAGCAGCTAGAAAAGCAGGATTTACACCTGAGCACGCTTTCTGGCTTATGACTGAAGTAAAAACATTTCCCAATTGGGTCGTAGGCGATGGAGGGATTATTCCTTCCATAGATCCAACTGACGATGAGGATGACGATTAAGGTTAATCGTAGGTATCTTGTAACGCCAGATTTACAGATTCCATTGCACCATCCGAAGGCAGTTTCAAATCTGATTAAAATGGCAAGGCATGAGAAATTTGATTTTGTATTAAATGTTGGTGATGAAATGGATCTTGGTTCGCAGAGCCGTTGGGCAAAAGGGACAAAATTAGAGTTTGCAGAAACACTTGACGAGGAAAGAAAACTTGGTCAGGAAATACTTTACGATCTAGGCACGACAGATATTGTTAGATCAAATCATACGGATCGCATTTATCAAACCTTGCTTAAAGGTGCGCCATCACTTATTGGATTACCGGAATTGGCTTATGACAAGTTTATGGATTTCAGCAGCTTAGGCATTAGATTTCATAAAAGAGCCTACGAGTTTGAAAAGGGCTGGCACTTGGCTCATGGCGATGAAGGCAACATGTCTAAGCATGCCGGTATAACTGCCTTAAATCTTAGTAAAAAGTGGCATTCTAGCGTAGTTTGTGGGCATAGCCATAGGCAGGGTGCCGTCCGACACCAAACTGGCTTAAACGGGCGTTATTCAACGATTTGGGGCATAGAAGCCGGTCACCTCATGGATATGCGTAAGGCGACCTACCTAAAATATAACTCAGCCGATTGGAATATGGGCTTTACTGTGCTTAGTTTTGGCAATAAGGGACATCAAGTTGAGTTGATTCCGGTCAATCATGACGGATCATTCACCTATAATAGACGGACTTATGGGTCTTGAAACCGATTATCACGAACGCACGATTGATGACCATATCGATGATTTTGAGGATATTAGCGTTATCTAATCGTTATAAAACACGCCGTAAGTCAGGTAGATAAAAGACTTGATTTAGGTCAAACTTTATGTATTCACAGATCGTCTGTGGATATGTAAGGGAGCAACATGAAGTCAAATGAAAGAAAATGCAAATGGTGCGATGGCATTACTCGTGGCGATATTTGTCCAAGATCCTTGGAATGTCCAACATGTTCTGCAAAAGCGGGATTAAGTTGCAAAAGACCATCAGGTCATAGAGCGTCAGAGATTCATTCTGAAAGAATTAAAGCTGCTTACGCAATTGATGATGCAAATGGCTTTGATTGGAAATTGGCTTACGCTGACAAAATTGCGGTGAACGCATGAAAATCAACGGACTTACAGTTTTATGGTTCATGATAGCAACGGGCTTATTAGCCTATGCAGTTAATTTATGGCAAACCGAAATTTACAATCGGGGCTATTGGCGTGGTCGTGCAACGGGTTGGGATATGCACCGCAGAATGATTACTATTAAGCAGCAGTCAGATGAAGTCTTTGATTAT